TATATTAATTTTATAAAAGCCGAATTGTGTCTGTAATATCCTTTGTTCATAATTTTATTTATTTTAATACTGTAAAAATATAAAAAAAATAATTAAAAATATTCTCTTTAACAAAACTTTAACACTTAAAAACAATTATCATTTTATTTTATTATATAACTATAAAGAATAAATTTTAGCTATATGATAATACTGAAACAACAAGCAGACGAACAAACTTTGCGGTTTATACCAAGAATCTATGGTGCTGATACTATCATATTACGAAACGAAACTACAAATGAAATACAAACTATCACGGCTACTTTTTCTTTAGAGAAATATTATCTAACAACTGTAACTAGCTTTGATTTAAAAGAAAATACATTTTACAATCTAACAGTAAAAAATGGTGTTGAAGTAGTTTACAAAGATAGAATTTTTTGCACAAACCAAGATGTAATTGATTATACTGTTAATAAGAATGAGTATGTATCTAATGATACAAATAATGATTTTATAATTTATGAGTAATAATATAGAAATATTAAAATTATCGGCTTATACAAGTCCTGTAATTCAAGAAAATAAAAAAGACAATTATATTGAATATGGTAATGAAAATAATTATTTTCAATATTTGATTGATAGATTTTTATATTCTTCAACTAATAACGCTATCATTACGGGAACTGTAAATATGATTTACGGCAAGGGTTTAGATGCTTTAGATAGTGCAAGAAAGCCAAATGAATACGCTCAAATGAAATCACTTATAAAAGGTGATATGCTTAAAAAGGTGGCTTTAGAGCGTAAAATGTTAGGGATGGCAGCTATTCAAGTTATAAAAGAAAAGGGTGTAGTTAGAAAATTAGACCATTTCCCTATGCATACTTTAAGAGCTGAGAGATGTAACGATAAAGGAGAAATTGAAGCTTGGTATTATCACCCAGATTGGACTAAAAAGAAGCCCTCTGAAAAAGCTAAACGTATTCCTGCATTTGGATTTGGTAAAGGAAATGAAGTTGAATTATATATTATAAGACCATATATTAGTGGCTTTCACTACTACACACCGATAGACTATTCAGGTGCTTTGCCTTATGCTTTATTAGAGGAAGAAATTGCTGATTATTTAATTAACGATGTTAAAAATGGATTCTCAGGAACTAAAGTAATTAATTTCAATAATGGTATTCCTAGTGATGAAAAGAGAGACGAAATAAAACGCGATGTATTAAGTAAATTAACAGGTTCTAAAGGTGAAAAAGTTATCATAGCTTTTAATTCAAATGCAGAAAGCAAAACTACTGTAGATGATATCCCTTTAAATGACGCACCTGCTCACTATGAGTATTTATCTAAAGAATGTTTTGAAAAATTAATTGTAGGACATAGAGTTACAAGTCCTATGCTGTTAGGAATTAGAGATACTGGTGGAGGTTTAGGAAATAACGCTGATGAAATTGAAACTGCTACTTTATTATATGACAACTTAGTAGTTAAACCTTATCAATTAGAAATAATTGAAGCCTTAGATGATATTTTATCAGTTAATGATATATCTTTAAAATTATACTTTAAAACTATTCAACCTTTAGAGTTTGTAGATGCTTCAGGAATGAATGCAGAAGTAAAAGAAGAAGAAACAGGCGTTAAAATGAGTTCACATTTGGACAAAATTGATTTAGATTATTTTGGAGAAGAAATTGATTTAAACGAATGGGAATTAATAGATTCAAGACAGGTTGATTATGAAGAAGAAGAAAAATTGGATGCTGAATTAGAAGCGTTAAATAATCCTAAAAAGTCTTTGTTATCTAAATTATGGCAATTTGTAAGCACAGGAACAGCTAATCCAAACGCTAAATCCGAACAAGATGGTGAATTATTTAAAAGTAGATATAGATATAGTGGAGAAGTAGGTGCAAATAGTCGTCCTTTTTGTGTTAAAATGTTATCAGCTAATAAATTATATAGAAAAGAAGATATCATACGTATGAGTGCATCTAAAGTTAACGAGGGATGGGGACCAAATGGTGCAGATACTTATGATGTATTTTTATATAAAGGCGGTGGAGCTTGTCATCATTTTTGGACAAGAGAAACTTATAGAAAAAAGACAGATGTAAATAGCCCATTAGCGACTAAAATAACGCCTGCACAAGCGAGAAAAGAAGGAGAAATTTTACCAACTAATAATCCATTAGTGTATCAAAAACCAATTGATATGCCAAATCAAGGATTTTTACCAAAATAATTATAGATGGCTCAAGCACTTTTTGTAACAAGAGAAGATATAGTAAAATTTACTGCTATTAACGGAAACGTTGATACTGATAAATTTATACAATTTGTAAAAATAGCACAGGATATTCATATCCAAAACTATTTAGGTACAAAGCTATTTAATAAAATTAATGATGCAATTGTATCAAACACATTAGAAAGTCCATATACAACGCTTTTAAGTAAGTATATAAAGCCTATGGTGATACATTTTGCAATGGTTGAATATTTGCCTTTCGCTGCTTATACTATTGCTAATAAAGGAGTATATAAACACAATTCAGAAAACAGTATTAATGCTGAAAAGAATGAAATTGATTTCTTGGTTGAAAAGGAAAGAAATATAGCTGAACATTATACTAAAAGATTTATTGATTTTATGAGTTATAATCAAGCTTCATTCCCTGAGTATTATTTAAATTCAAATGGCGATATGTTTCCTGATTCTGATGCAAATTTTATTAGTTGGGTAATTTAACTATATTTGTATAATTAATAATTTAATATAAAAAGCGTATGCAAACAGAAATTTGGAAGCCAATAAGTGTATACAATGGCTATTATGAAGTAAGTAATTTTGGAAGGGTTAGAAGCATTACAAGAAAAATTGAAAGAACTAATCCTAAAAACCCAAACATTAAAACACTTTATACTTACAATGGTAAATTAGTTCCTTTTTGGATTACTAATAAAGGTTATTTAAGATGTACTTTAAATATAGATGGAGTAAAAAGAAACCATTTAGTGCATCAATTAGTTGCGAAAGAATTTATTGATAATACAGAATTAAAAAAACAAGTAAATCACATAAATTGTATTAAAACTGATAATAGAGTTGAAAATTTAGAATGGGTAACAAATTACGAAAATCATATTCACGCAAGAAATAATGGATTATTATATTTTCAAAAAAGAAACTTACAAACCGAAAGAAACTAACGTAAAGAAGTTAGAATTATTTTTAAATAAAATAAATAAAAATAAGAAATGAGTTTGAATTTTACACATATAAAAGGAGATACATTCGATGCTGTAAACTTTGCTGTTAAAGTTAATACTGTAGCTATGGATTTAACAGGTGCTATAATTAGAATGCAATTAAGGAGGAAAGCAAGTGATTTAACTTACGCTTTAGCTTTAACATCTATAGATAATGCTGGTATAACAATAAATGATGCTGTAGGTGGGTTATTTAAAATCAACAAGCAAATCATAAATATTGAGCCTTGTTCTTATGTTTATGACATTGAAATTAAATTAGCTGACGGCACAGTTAAGACATACGTAAAAGGAAATTTCATTATTCAATCAGAAGTAACACGATAAGAAATGGCAGATAATATAGATATAACGATTAACGAAATAGCTGAAAATATCGACATAGTTGTCAATCCTAATTTAATAGAAGTTAATATAACTAAAATTGATGGTGCAAATGTTGATAATTTAGTGCCTTATATAGGTGCTACTGATGATGTTAATTTAGGTTCTTTTGATTTAACAGCTAATAATGCAAATATTGATGTTGTTAATTTTGATTTAGACCCTATAGTTCCAACTTCTGTAGGTTCTTTATATTGGGATAATGTAAGTAAAACACTTTCTTTAATCGATGGTGTTGGTGCTACAACTTTACAAATAGGACAAGAAGAAAGAGTTTTAGTTAAAAACACTACAGGAAGTACTTTGACTGATGGACAAATAGTTTATATTACAGGAGCAACTGGAAACCTACCATCTGTAAGTCTAGCTAGTGCATTGAACGAAACTACTTCGGCAGCTACTTTAGGAATGGTTACTGAAAATATTCTAAATGGTTCTAGTGGATTTGTTACTATTACAGGATTAGTTAACGGATTAAACACTTTAGCTTTTAATGAGGGTGATATAGTTTGGTTGAGTAATACAGCGGGTGAATATACAAATATTAAACCAACTTCACCAAGTCATCTAGTATTAATTGGATATGTGACTAAAAAATCTGCTCAAGGTTCTGTTTATGTTAAGATTCAAAACACACAAGAATTAAACGAATGCTCAGATGTACTATTCGGTACTTTATCAAATAATGATTTGTTAATTTATGAAAGTTCTACAGGTTTATGGAAAAATAAACAATTATCAACTTTATTAGGCGGTTCAGGTTCTCAATTTGTAAAAGGTAATGGCAGTTTAGATTCAACAAATTACGCAACTCAATCTGCTTTAAATACAGAGGTAACAAATAGAACTAACGCTGATGCTTCAACTTTAGCGAGTGCTAATAATTATACTAATGCAGGTTTAGCAACTAAACAAAATGCTTTAAGTGGTTTAGGATTTGTTAAAATAAATGGTACAACTATTTCTTATGATAACGGAACTTATTATCCAAATAGTAATCCAAATGGTTATACTTCTAACTTAGGGACTGTTACAAGTGTTGGAACTTCTGCACCATTAACAGGTGGAACTATTACAGGAACAGGAACTATTGGAATTACACAAGCAAATACAACGACAAATGGTTATTTATCATCTACTGATTGGAACACTTTTAACAACAAACAAAATGCTTTAACTAATCCAATTACAGGAACAGGTACAGGAACTACTAACACTATTCCAAAATTTACAGGAGTAAATGCGTTAGGTAATAGTACTTTATCTGACAATGGTACAATTGTAAATACTACAGGGTCATTAACTGCTAATGTTGAAGTGCAAGCAGGTTCAAACACACAAACAGGAGCAAGTTTAATTATAAATGGTGCTTCAGGAAGCATAAGAACTATTAGTATGCGTACTGCTGGGTCAAGAAGATGGGGATGGAGATTAGATAATACTGCTGAAGCAGGAAGTAATGCAGGTTCTGATTTAAGATTAACCTCTTATACAGATGCAAATGCTCAATTATCAGATGTATTATTTGTAAAAAGAAGTACAGGAACTATTAGTATAGGAACTACTGTCGCTCCATACAGTAATATTTTAAACACACAAGGAGGTATTTACAATCAAAGTACGGATGGTGCTGGATTAATATTGAGAACATTAAGCAACGGAACAACAGCGTCTCCAATTGAAAATAGTATTTTATGGAAAAGTAATTCGCCTGCTGATGTGGCAAGTATTAATGTAGAAGATGCACGAACTAATGTTAGTGGTGTTCCAATGATATTTAGCACAAGAAACAATTCTAATGTTTATGCTGAGAGGTTTAGAATAGATAATTTAGGAAATGTTGGTTTTGGTACTACAACACCAATAGGTAAGGTTAATATTTTTACAGGAATAACGGGAGCTGATTTTAGTATGTCAGGGCAACAGAATGGAAGTATCTCTTTTTCAAATGCAGGTACAGTTACTGCTATCCCTACAATGTCAAGTAAATCTAATGATGGAACAGGGTTGTTATTTATAGCAGGTACTAATGATGTTAATTCAAGTCCTGATATGCGTTTTGACGCAAGAACAAATACAAGTACTGATTTCACAACGTTAACAACGCCTGCTTTTAAATTTACAAGAGCAGGTAATTCTTTGATTGATATTTTAAGAAACGGCAACGTACTAATAGGTACTACCTCAGACAACGGTACTGGTAAACTACAAGTTAATGGTACTGTAACAGCACCCACATTCATTGGAGCGTTAACTGGTAATGCAAGTACAGCAACTACGTTACAAACTGCTAGAACAATTAATGGAGTTAGTTTTAATGGTAGTGCAAACATAACTGTTACTGATTCAACTAAGTTACCATTAGCTGGAGGAACTTTGAGTGGCGCCTTAGTAGCAGCTCAATCTATAACTGTACCTTCCACTGCTGGATATGGGTTGACATTTAGAAATGTTTTTAATGGAAACAATTATGATGCTCAAATAGTTTCAAGAACAAATAGCGGAGGAGCTGCTACTAGTGGGTTGTTATTCAGAACTGGTTATTGGAATGGCTCTGCACCAGTTCAAGCAGATAGGATGTATATTGATGCTGAGTCAGGCAACGTACTAATAGGCACAACAACAGATGATGGTTCTGCTTCAAAATTACAAGTAAATGGTAGTATAAACATAACTAATTCTTTCTTTAGATATAATAATAACACTGGCGTTATAGGTTCTGGGACATCAATTACTGGAGGTACATCTAGTCAGTTAGGTATTAGAGCAGGAAATGAAATGCTTTTCGCTACAGGTGGTTCTACAGAAAGAATGCGTATCACATCATCAGGCAACGTACTTATAGGTACTACCTCAGACAACGGAACAGGCAAACTACAGGTTAACGGCTCTGTAAAAGTAGCTAACGATACAGCAACTGCTTCGTCATCAAACGTTGGAGCGATAAGATATAGAAGTGACACAAACAATTCGTATTGTGAACAAGTTATGCAAACAGGAGCTTCGTCATATTCTTGGGTAATTATTAAACAAAATACTTGGTAAACAAAATTTAATTAAA